AATAATATTAGTAACAACGAGCCAATTGCTATTGAGTGCGTCGTTGGTTACCTTTTAAGCACTTATAAAAACAAAATGAACAATAAGGCTATAATCTTAAACGATGAGGTTATAAGCGAAAATCCGGAGGGAGGAACTGGAAAGGGTTTATTTGTACAAGGTTTAAAACAAATTAGAAAAATATCGATATTAGATGGTAAGTCATTTGACGATAAAAAATCATTTCCTTACCAAACTGTCTCTCCAGAAACTCAAGTTTTAGTATTTGACGACGTTAAAAAGAATTTTGACTTTGAAAGCAAATTTAGTTTAGTGACTGAGGGAATGACTTTGGAGCGTAAAAACAAAGATGCTATTAAGTTAAAAGTTGAGGAGAGTCCTAAAATGGTTATCTCTACAAATTACGCAATCAAAGGAGAGGGAAATTCTCACGATCGTCGTAGATTTGAAATTGAGTTTGCTCAATTTTACGGAAAGGCTTTGACTCCTTACGACGAATTTAATCGCCAATTATTTGACGACTGGGACGAAGAGGATTTCAAACGATTTGACAATTACATGGTTTATTGTTTACAATCTTATTTAAAATTGGGCTTAGTACCTCAAAACGCTAAAAATATTAAAATGCGTAAATTTATTGCTGAGACTTCAATGGAGTTTTTAGAGTGGGTTAAAGATATTGAAAACGTGCCTCACAATCAAAGACTCGAAAAATCTTTTTATTATACTAATTTTACAAATGAGTACCAGGATTATAAAAAATGGCTTACAAATAAGAAGTTTAATATTTGGGTGCAAAAGTATTGCAACTTTATAGGAGCAAAATATATCGACGGAAATACTAACGGGATGCGTTGGTTTACAATTCAAACCAGTAACGTTCAAATAGTCGAGGACGACGATATTGCTTTTTAAAAATAAAATAAAAAAATGGAAATAAATAAAATTTATTGCGAAAGCAATTTAGATACAATGGCAAAAATGCCTGATAATTTTGTTGACTTAGTGATTACAAGTCCACCATATGATAATTTAAGAGATTATAAAGGATATTCTTTTCCCTTTGAAAATATTGCAAAAGAGATTTTTAGAGTTATGAAAGATGGTGGTGTTGTTGTTTGGGTTGTTGGTGACAAAATAAAAGATGGAAACAAATCACTTTCATCTTTTAAACAATCCTTATTTTTTCAAGAAATTGGATTTAATGTTCACGATGTTATGATTTATCAGAAAAAAAACACTCCTTTTATGAGGTCAAATGCTTATACAAATTGTTATGAATTTATGTTTATTTTTTCTAAAGGAAAACCGAAAACCTTTAATCCATTAAAAACAAAAACTATAAGAAATGGTATTGAGAAGTTAGTTGCAAACAAAAAATCAGATGGTTTAAATAAAAAAGTTGTCGGAGAATTAAAAAAAGAAAAAACTTTAATAAATATTTGGAATTATGCAGTTGGTTTAGGAGGCTCTACAAATGACAAAATTGCCTTTGAGCATACTGCAATTTTCCCCGAAAAACTTGCACAAGACCATATAATATCTTGGAGTAATGAAGGAGATTTAATTTATGATCCTTTTATGGGAAGTGGTACTACTGCAAAAATGGCACATATTTATAAAAGAAATTGGATAGGGAGTGAAATATCAAAAGAGTATGTGGATATTGCAAATAAAAGATTAAAACCTTATTTAGACCAACAAACACTTTTTTATTACAAGTCTAGGATTTGAAAATTTATCAAATGAATATACTGAGGTTAAAAAATCAAATGAAAAGCGTAATAATATAACTGGAGCTTACAAATAATGAAACTAAGAGACTACCAAATAAAACTATCGACTCAAGCGAGTGAGATTTTACAGCATAAAAAAATCGTTTATTTAGCGATGGAGGTGCGGACTGGTAAAACTTTGACGGCTTTAAATACCGCAAAATTATTCGGAGCAAAAAATGTTTTATTCTTAACTAAGAAAAAAGCAATATCCTCAATTCAGTGGGACTACGACAACTTTAATTTTGACTTTGACATTACAATTGTAAACGATGAGAGCTTGCATTTAGTTGAGGGAAAATTTGATTTGATTATACACGACGAACACCATCGCTTTGGAGCTTATCCAAAGCCGAATAAAGTCGCTCAGCTATTTAAAAAGCGTTATTCAAAATTGCCAATGATTTTTTTATCAGGAACGCCAACGCCAGAGAGTCACTCCCAATGGTTTCACCAATTTTGGATAAGCGAGCATTCGCCTTTTAAACAATATACTAATTTTTATAAGTGGGCGGTTGATTACGTTGACGTAAAAGAGAAACGCTTAGGCTATGCGGTGATTAAAGATTATAGCACCGCAAATGAGCAGTTAATACGAAGAGCCACACAGCACTATATTATAACTTTTACACAGGCGCAAGCCGGATTTACGACCTCAGTCAACGAAATGGTCCTGGAGTGCGAGATGCAACCAATTACAAATTTGATAATTAACAAGCTCAAAAAGAATTTAGTCGTTAAGAATACCGACGGCCAGGTTATTCTCGGAGATACCGGAGTTAAATTGATGCAAAAAATCCATCAACTAAGCTCAGGCACTTGCAAATTTGAAGATGGAACGTCAAAGGTTATTGATTTATCAAAAGCAAATTTTATATTTGAAAAATTCAAAGGCGTTAAGATTGCAATTTTTTATAAGTTCAAAGAGGAATTTAACGCATTAAAATTAATTTATGGAGATGAGTTGACCGATAACGTCGAGGAGTTTGACAATAGCGACAAATGTATTGCGTTACAAATCGTTTCCGGACGTGAGGGCATCTCTTTAAAGAATGCCAAATATTTAGTTTATTATAATATTGATTTCAGTGCGACAAGTTATTGGCAAAGCCGAGATCGTTTAACGACAATGCAACGACAATCAAATGAGGTCTTTTGGATATTTAGCAAAGGAGGGATTGAACTTGACATTTATAAAACGGTATTAAAAAAGAAAGATTATACACTTAAAATATTTAAAGAAAATGAACGTACTATCACTATTTAACGGAATGAATACAGGACGCCAAGCCTTAGAAAACGTTGGTATAAAAGTTGAAAAATATTTTAGCTCAGAGATTAAGCCTTACGCTATTGAATTAACTCAATATCATTTTCCCGATACTATTCAAGTAGGAGACGTTACAAAGTGGCGAGATTGGGATATTGATTGGAAGACGATTGATTTGGTATTAAGTGGCTCTCCTTGTCAAGATTTGAGCGCAGCGGGAAAACGTGCCGGGATTAATGGTAAAAAGTCAAGTCTCTTTTTTGTCTTTGTTGAAATATTAGAACATATAAAATCACTTAATCCAAACGTCTTATTTTTACAAGAGAATGTTGGAAGTGCCTCAAAGTTGGACGTTGGAATTATGAGCCGAGCTTTGGGAGTTTATCCAGTTATGATTAATAGTTCGTTAGTTACGGCTCAACTTCGTAATCGTTATTATTGGAGTAATATAAAAACAAGACAAGATGGAATGTTTGGGGATATTGTTACCGACATACCTCAGCCAAAAGATAAGGAGATTTTTTTAAAAGACATTTTAACATTTAATAAAAAATATGTTAAACAAATAAATTCTGATTTAATATTTTATAAAAACAATGAAATAAGAATTAAATCAAATAATTTAACAGGATATGATATAATTAATGATTATGATTGTATTAATTTAGCTTTTGAAGTTTCAAAAACAAGAAGAGGAAGAGTTAATAGTTTAAAATCTCCTTGTTTATTAAAAGCAAATGAACCATTATATTATTTTTATAATGATTTATTTTATAGATTAAATAAAATTGAATTATGTAGATTACAGGGTTTTCCTGATAATTATTGTGATATAATTTCAGAAAATAAATCTGCAAGTTTACTCGGTGATGGATGGACTTTACCAATAATAGAACATATTTTTAAATTTATTCAAAAATAATTTGCATAATTAAAAATAATATTATTATATTTGTACAACCGCCAAAGTAAAACATTAATACCCTTTTCTTTTGCGCTTGGCGGTAGCAATCGAGGAGGGTTTATTTTTTATATTATGACTAAAGATTTTTTAAAAACAATTACAAATCCATACGCCGATATTAATTACGACGCAAATGGAGTGACAAAGCCGGAGCAATACAAAATTGGAATTGACACCTTTGAGAGAGCTGAGGCAAACTTAAGCAAGGAGGAAATTTTAGCGATTTGCAAATTTAATATTGACAAATATTGCTGGAGAAAAAAAGACCAGGACAAAGAGGACTTTGAAAAAATTATTAAATACGCCGAGTGGGCGCTTAAAAATTTATAGTATGGACTATTTAATAGTAAAGAACAATAAAATAGGCGTTCACTTAGAGCCTCAAATTGGAACTGCCGGACGCGAGTTTCGAATGGTTGGAACTGGTAAAAATTTACAGATGCCAAAGAGATGGAACAACCAAAAGAAAACTTTTTGTTACCACTGGATTTACACTTTTAAATATTTAGACAATGGAGAGTATTTTCAACTAGAGTTTGATTATAACGATAATTTTTTAAAAAAACTATGAAAGGACAAAAATACAATCCAAAGGACGACGATTTGATTGAGATCATTGAATTTGTCACCTGGTTGCGATTGGAGTGCGATTTTACTTCAATATATCTTTGGGATTACAAAGGACAGGATTTGACTTTAAAGGAATTATTTAACATATACAGAAACCGACATGAACAATAAAGACGAAATTATTATCGAGATGCTTGCCTGGATCTCAGTTGTAACTTTAATCGCATCTATTATTTTTTTAATATTTGGATAATGACAGAACAACAAATCCAAACTAAAATAAAAAAGAAACTCCAGGCGCAAGGGTATTTTGTAACCAAGTTAATAAAGACCTCAACAAATGGCATTCCTGACTTATTAGCTATTAAAGACGGACAGGCGACTTTTATTGAAGTAAAAAGAGAAAATGGTATATTATCCCCACTTCAAGAATTGAGGCTCTCAGAGCTTAAAAAACACGGCTGTCAAGTTTATGTTTGGAGTGATTATGGAGTTGAGTTTGTTACAAAATGACTTTTTTAAGTTATATATAATATAATTACTATATTTGTATTATGATTAAACCTTACACGATATTAACTCAAATGTGGTTAGACCAAGAAAATGACAACTTAGGACTTAACGGCTCGTTTGTTGATTTTCGTGTGAACGTGGATAGTATAGACGGATTTTGGGTTGAGTCACCGGAGGAGATTGTCCTTGTTATTAGAGGAAATGCCTATTATATTGAAAACGAAACTCACGTATTGCATTTTTTAAGTGAGTATTTTAATCCGATGAGGCTTTGATAATTCACGAACTCGCTAAAAAGGACGCTCAATGGAGAAAAATGGCTTTGCAAATTTGCAAAAGTAAAGACGTAGCGGACGAGTTGGTGCAAAATATGTATATTAAATTAAGCGAGAGGACAATTCCTGTCTCAGACGGATATATTTTTGTAACATTAAGGTCGTTATTTTACGACTCTCTAAAAAATACCGATATTTTAATCGACGATTTTAGTAAATTTGAAGTCGAAGACGAGGAATATAACGAGGGAGTTGACTACGATGAGCTTTCAAAAGATTTGACCTGGTATGAAAGGACTCTTTTTGAACAATCGACCTTAATAGGACAGCGAGAACTCTCCAGACAAACCGGAATACACATTCAAACAATCCATCGAGTAAATAAGATGGTTAAATTAAAATTAAATGGCAAAAAGAAGGACTAAAAAAGAAATTCAAGGACTGGGCGATGTTGTCGCAGCGGTAACCTCAGCGGTTGGAATTGAGCCTTGCTTAGATTGTAAGGACAGACAATTCAAATTAAACCGACTTTTTAACTTTAAAAAGGTAAAATCGGAAATGAACACAACCGATAAGGAACATTTTAGAATATTTTTAGACGTTAAAGGTCAAAGAATAGTTGACGGAAAACGTACTGAGTTAAATTTTGAGGACGTAACTTATTTAAATGGTTTATATTTACACTATTTCGGCCTTGACAATTCAAATTGTCCGACTTGCTCGAAAGTTCACGAAACGATTATAAAGGATTTATATAAATTATACTCATATGAAAGCAACTAAAAAACAACAACAAGACGAATTTTATCAGTTTTTAGATGCTATTATCGAAAACGCTCCAGCAGACCTATCAGCAAACGAAATTTGGATGCCGGACAACTTATATAAATTATTAAAAAAGAAGTCACACAACGGCTTTAAATTCTTTACGTCGGAGTTTTTGACAAATAACGAGGTGATTTTGGGGAAATATCAACCTCAATAAATTATTGTAAAATATGGAAAGTAAAAGAGACGAAAACGGAAGACTAAAAAAAGGTCATGGAGGATTAAAACCAAAAGGCGCAGAGACTAAATTGGTTTCTGAGGCTAGAGCTTTATTTGTTCAAACGTTAGAGGCTCAAGTGCCAAATATACACCAAGCCTTTGCCGATGTCCTTGACAAAGATCCATACAAGTATTTGGAATTATTCGCAAAATATGCTCAGTATTTCGTACCTAAAAAAGTCGAAACGGAAATGAATTTGAATATTGAGAAACCGATTTTTAATTCCCTTGACTTAGATGTTCCAGAAAACGACGGCGCAGAGTAAAATCGCCAAACTTAGAAAACGAGTTCGAATTGTTCAAGGCGGTACGTCAAGCTCCAAAACGTTTTCAATATTACCGCTTTTAATTACTTACGCAATTGAAAATCCATTCTCGGAAATTTCAATAGTTAGTGAGTCAATCCCTCATTTAAAAAGAGGAGCTTTAAAAGACTTTCAAAAGATAATGGTTTTAACTGACAATTATCGAGATGCAAATTTCAACCGGTCATCACTTAAATATACATTCTCGAATAATTCTTATATTGAATTTTTTAGCGTCGACCAACCGGACAAATTAAGAGGAGCGAGACGTGATATTCTATTTGTAAACGAGTGTAATAATATCGACTTTGAAAGTTACCAGCAATTAGCTGTAAGGACTAAAAAATTCATTTACTTAGACTACAACCCAACGAATGAGTTTTGGGTGCAAACGGAACTTTTAAACGATGCTGACTCCGACTTTGTTATTTTGACCTACAAAGACAACGAGGCACTCGATCCGGCAATCGTTCGAGAGATTGAGAAAGCAAAAGACAAAGCGAGTACTTCGACCTATTGGGCAAATTGGTGGAACGTTTACGGACTCGGTCAACTTGGCTCGCTTGAGGGAGTGATATTTCAAAACTGGGAGCAAATCGACACAATACCGCCAGAGTCTAAATTTTTAGGGAGTGGCCTTGACTTTGGTTATAGCAATGATCCAACGGCTCATATTGGAGTCTACGATTACAACGGCAAAATTATCGTTGACGAAATGATTTACTCAACCTCACTTTTAAACTCGGATATAATTCGATTAATGAGACAGGAAAGGACAGCTCCAATTTGGGCTGACTCAGCCGAGCCGAAGTCAATCGAGGAAATAAGACGAGCCGGATTTAATATTAAGCCAGTTATCAAAGGAGCTGACTCAATCAATTACGGAATATCGGTATTGCAGCAAAAGGAAATATTAGTCACCAAGTCAAGCACGAATTTAATTAAGGAGTTACGCAATTATAGTTGGGATGTTGACAAAACCGGTAAGAAATTAAACAGGCCAATAGACGAATTTAACCACGCAATTGATGCCTTGAGATACTTTGCAATGATGAGCTTGGCAATAAACAAATCGAGACGCGTAATAATTACGTAAAAATTAATAAACAAAATCACTTTTTTAAGTTATATATATATGAGAGTTATAATTCCAACGGATTTAAAAGACATTAAATTGTCTCAGTATTTGAGATATTTAAAAGTATTAAAAGAAAACCAGGACGACGAGACATTTGTTTGCATTCAAATGGTTGCGATATTTTGCAACTTAAGCGTGGCCGATGTTATGAAAATACCAGTTAACGACTTCGCTGAAATCGTTGAGCAATTGGCTAAGGTATTAGACCAAAAACCGCAACGAGTTAAGACTTTCAAAATGGATGGCGTTGAGTACGGATTTATCCCGAATTTAGATAAAATGACAATCGGAGAACACGCAACGATTGACTCGTTACTCGGTAGCGATGAGAACTTGGCGTTATTGATGTCGGTTTTATATAGACCAATTACAAAAAAGATTTATCCATTTTATCAAATTGAAGACTACGACGGAGACGAAAGCAAAGCCGAATTATTTAAGGACGTAAGGATGGACGTAGTTACTGGATCAATTCTTTTTTTTTGGAGTTTAAGCAAGGAATTATTGAGCAATATCCTATTGCATTTGGAGAGCAAGGCGATGAGGGAGGGGAAATCTCTCGAGGAGGTTTCAACGAGCGCTGGGGTTGGTTTCAGTCATTTGTTAGATTATCGCGAGAGCTTGGCATCAAGCCTCGAGACGTTGGAAGAGAGCCTCTTCACGAGTCACTCACGTTATTATGTTATTTAATCGACGAAAGCAAAGAAGAGGCAAAACAAATTAAAAATCACTTTAAAAAATGAGAGCATTTTATCAAGCAATAGAATATATCAAAAGCACGCTGGAAAGCGCGCCTCTTTTAAATACAATAACACACGGAACGGATATAATAGACAATGTTAAAAAAAATATATTTCCGCTTGCTCATATTAATATACTCAGCTCTTCAATTAGTAATGGAGTTGTCAATTTTACTTTTGAGGTTGCTGTCGTAGATATTCGCAATATTTCAAAAATAAATGTAAAAGATAAATTTTTAGGAAACGACAACGAACTTGACAACCTCAACACTTGCCACGCTATCCTCAATTATATGATTACTAAAATGAGATTGCAAAGAGATGAGAATAATATTGAATTACAAAACGATCCAACTTTACAGCCAATACTTTTAGCTTTTACCAATGCTTTGGATGGTTGGAAATGTGATATTGAAATAAGCGTTCCGAATAACGAATTTGCGGTTTGTTGCAATGGAGATTAAAAACGTACAGCAAGCGCTCGACGAGTTTGGAAAGTCGGTTGTAGACAGGGCGAGAATGAATTTAAAAACCGGCGGCCGTTATGGAACTCATAACGCATCCGGCCAATTATCAAAGTCGTTGGACTACAAAACAAAAGAGAATAAAAACTCTATTGAGTTTGATTTTTATGCAGAGGATTATTGGGCGCAATTAGATTACGGAACAAAAGGGAGCGAGTCAAGTGCAAAAGCTCCAAACTCTCCATATAAAGCAAACGCGTCGAGAGGTGCAATTGATAAGTGGGTAATTCGCAAAGGCATTCAAGGAACTCGAGGAGCTGGAGGAGAATTTACAAATCGTAAAATGATGGTGACAGCAATAACGAACTCAATAAATAGGACAGGAACTTACGAAACGAAATTTTTTAGGAGTGCGTTTGACATGGAGTTCCAAAATTTTGACAACAATATTGCTGAAAAATACGGCTTAGATTTGGAGTCGTTTTTAAATTTTACATTAAAAGAAATTAAATAAATGAAAGTAGTAAAAGTAAGAAGTCCGTTTATAATTGAAATCAACGAGCCTACTCAGTTAGGATCTAAGATTGAAATATTCATTTGGAATAGTGGCGACACTGAGCCAACGACTCCGACATATACGTTAAGCAAACCAATTCCAACGACAAACCAAAGAAAAACGAGTTACAACGTTTCAAACTTTGTTAAGGAATATATCGACAATATCAATCCGGTTTACGTTGGTACAACTGCTCAAGACACAAAAGAAAATTGGGCGTTTTTTAGAGTAAAAAGATATTGGAACAACGCCGGAACTTTTACTTTATTAGATAATGAGTTATATGTTGGCGTTAATGGTTTCACTAATTATATGGACGGAATACAAGTTCCTGAGGAAACTAGAGTCGAGTTGTTATTTAATCCAGAAATCAAAAACACTTACGAAAAAAGAGCCACTTATCCGGATATATTTACACAATATTTGAATATATTAGTTGAGTTTGTTGCGCCTGGTGACGTCTTAGATATTAATTTTAGTAGAATTGACGGAGTTGTTGGAAGTCAAAATTTTCAATATACCTCATTAACAGGAATTTATTTATTTAAAATTCCAATAACTTTGGCAAAAGCGAACAATATTTTTGTAAATGGTTGCGCGGTATCGATAATTTTAGATCCAGCGGTTGGAAGACCGGTTGATTATGGAACATTTTACACTTATCCAATTTGTGAGCCTAAATATACGCCAGTACTTTGCGATTTTATAAATAGATTTGGAGGCTGGCAAACGTTAACTTTTTACAAAGCTCAAACCAATAGTGTAACGGCTAAAAGTAATGATTATAAATTAATGCCAAAAGAAGTTGACTATAATCCATTAATAGGCCAAAGCAAATCTTTTAATTATACAGGAACTCAAAGCGTGACTTTAAACACTGGTTGGATTGACGAGAATTATAGTGAACTAATAACCGACTTACTTTTAAGCGAGACTATTTTATTAGATAAAAAACCGGTTAATTTAAAAACTCAAAGTTCTGAGTTAAAAACAAAGCTAAAAAATAGAATGATAAATTACACTTTGGATTTTGAATATAATTTCAATTTAATTAATGACGTGATATGATTTTAAATTTAGCTTTATTTTTAAAAAATGATGTCTTAAATAAATACCAAAGGACGGACTTATTTAACGATGAGACTATCTCAATCACTCAAGTGATCCAGGACGTCAAAGATATAAGTTTAATTTTTACAAATTTTACTAAAACTTTTACTATTCCGGCAACCGATGAGAATAACAGATTATTTAAGCACTATTATAACTATGATATTGACGGAGGATTTGATGCGAGAATTAAAATAGATGCTTATATTGAGATTGACTCCAATCGATTTAACAGCGGAAAGGTCAAACTTGAGGGCGTGGAAATGAAAAATAACCAGCCTTACGCTTATAAAATTAATTATTACGGCGATACTATTAGTTTAAAAGACGTTATCGGAGAGGATAAATTGAACGCTTTGGATTTTTCAAGTTATAATTTGCCTTATAATAGCACAAATGTAAAGGCAAAATTACAAGCAAATCCAAATACAACGGATATAGTTGCGCCTTTTATATCACACACAAATAGATATTATTACGATAGTAGTTCACCGCATACCGAAGATCCGAGAAATTTATATTTTCAAACTGGAGGCACTCACGAACATGGTCTTTTATGGAATGATTTAAAATATGCTATTCGATTGGACGCAATAGTTCAACAAATTGGAACGCATTACGGATTAACTTTTAGCGATGACTTTTTTAATAGTTCGAATTTAGACTATTATAATTTATTTATGTGGTTGCATAGAAGTAAGGGAGCGGTGCAAGGAGCTGAGGGCGGAATTTTACCTCCGGAGTTAATAGATAATTTAACAAATGTTGGCTCTCCTGTTAATGGATCAATAATAAACTCAAATACATTAGAGGTTTATTATAATAATTACCTTGCATTTTTTAGTAGCGTTTATATTCAAACCTCATCAACAACGCCTTATAAATTTAGTGTTTTAAGAAACGGAGCTTTATTTTATCAAAGTGATGACTTAACCGGAACTCAAACAATAAGTTTTCCAAATGATTTTGATCCGGCAAGTTATACTTTTTTTATTCAAAGTCAAACCCCAATAACAATTGATAATATTAATTTATCAATGGTATATATTTCCGGAGGAGGTTTTTTTACTGAAATTTTTAACGCTGGATTATTTAACACAAATAGCGATTTTATTTTTAATATATCTCAGCAAATTCCAGAAATAAAAGTATTGGATTTTTTAAGAGGTATTTTTCAAATGTTTAATTTGACGGCATATTTTGAAAACGGAATAGTTGTTGTTAAAACTTTAAATGATTTTTATGCCACTGCGGAAGTTTACGATATTACTCAATATATTAAAGTCGACAGCAATAGTGTAAATGTAGCTTTGCCGTTTAAACAAATCGAGTTTGGATATGAAGACACAAAAACACTTTTAGCGTTAAAACATTCTCAGCAATTTAACTACGATTGGGCAAAGGAAATTTATAACGAGTTGCCAGAAATTGAGGGAGGAATTTATAAAGTAACTCTCCCGTTTTCTCATTTTAAATATGAGAGGCTTTTTGATTTAAAACCTCCGACAACTTTGACAGATATTCAGTGGGGATATTCGGCAAACGACAACTTCAACTCCGCTACTGGAAATTATGAGGCTGCCTTAGGGAAACCACTTTTATTTTATCCGATATTAGTGACCGGAGTTGCAAATATGTCATTTAGGCCAAACACTTCAACTCACGAAAATATTACGTCTTATATTGCGCCGTCAAATTCTAGAAGTTTTGATCCTGGTGTTAGCGTTTCAAACATTAATTTCAAAGCGGAGATTAACGAGTGGACTTTTACGAATAATTTTACAGACACTTTATTTTTAAAATATTATCAGGATTATATTTTGCAAGTTTTTAATCCTAAAAATAGATTGACAAAAATTAAGGCAATTTTGCCTTTGAGTGTATTGTTAAATTTTGAATTAAATGATAGGTTTAAAATTGGCGACCGACTATTTAGAATTAATAAAATAACAACTAACTTAACAAACGGAGAGAGTGACATGGAACTCTTAAACGAATTATGATAAATAATATTTTACAAATGCTCCAACATGCTGAGCAATACGAACACAATGAAATTATAGCAAGCGCCAAAGGAAAATACGAATTAAAAAATAATTATTTACAACTATTTAAAAATTTATTGAAATGGCGATTGAAAAAATAATTGATATAAACATACAAGGCAACGCGGACGAAGTTGTCGGAAGTTTACGCTCCCAATTAAGACAAGCTCAGGCTGAGGTTGCAACCTTATCGGATAAATTTGGAGTTACTTCAAAAGAGGCGACAGAGGCAGCAAAAAGAGCCGCCGAATTAAAAGACAGGATCGGAGACGCGAAAGCCTTAACGGACGCCTTTAATCCGGACGCAAAATTCAAGGCCTTGAGTTCGTCTTTGGCTGGAGTTGCTGGAGGTTTCGCAGCCGTTCAAGGAGGTATGGCTTTATTTGGAACTCAATCCAAAGAAGTAGAGCAAACGCTTTTAAAAGTTCAAAGTGCAATGGCATTGTCTCAAGGGTTGCAAACAATCGGAGAGAGTGTCGACTCATTTAAACAATTGGCGGCCGTTGCAAAAAGTTATACAATAGTTCAAAAAGTAGTTACTGCCGGCCAATGGTTATGGAATGCGGCAATGGCTGCCAATCCAATTGGTTTAATTGTGGCCGGAGTTGTAGCTTTAATTGCTGCGGGGGTTGCGTTAGTTAGTTATTTTAAGTCAACCTCAGACGCAGCGGCTAAAAATACAGCTGCCGTAAACGCGAATAAAAAGGCTATTGACAACCAATCAAAAAGTCTAGAAAAAAACTCGACTGAATTACAGAAAAAACAAAGTCACGAGTTGGCAATGGCCAAAGCATCCGGAGCGAGTGCGGCATCAATTAGAGCCTTAGAATTAAAATTGATTGACGAGAAAATTGCATACGAAAAATCGGCTCGAGCGGTTGCTTTTAATACCTACGAAAAAAATAAAAATTATTTAGCATCTTTAAAGGCTGCCGATGCAGACGAGGAGATTATAAAAAAACAACAAGAAACGACAAATAAGTCGATAGAAGAGTATAACAAACAAAATAAAAATGTTCAAAAGGCCTTTGACGAGAGAAGAGATATTCAAAGACGCCACCAGGTTGAAATTAGACAATCCCAAACGGATCACAATAGAGAGGTAGCGAGTAAAAACAAAGAGGCTGCCGACAAAGCGAGAGAGGACGCAAGGGAGGCGACAAAGAAAAAAGCCGAAGAAGAAAAGGAGCGTTTGAAAAAAATTGCAGACGACAAACT